CCCTAGTTTCTGGTATCAAGCCACGCGCGCCCTCAAGATCTGTCTCCAGATCTATCTTGCCGTGACCCTAGCACTCCTACTCAGCTCCGTTGAGATAAACAACCCCCTCCAGCAACTATAAACTGCTGGGCAGAAACGCGCCAACGCTAGGTTATTGACCTCTCCCTCAACGGCTATCCACGTGTAGGAACACCACTTTCCCCATGGCTACTCTAGACTATTGCATTAACGTCGATATCGAGACCGTACAGTTCAGCCTCAGTAGTCGCCTTCCACGTGCCTAATACAACTGCTGCTGTTATTGATTCATAACCAATAACAATCAACCCTTGAACAGCCCTGTCATTGACATTGTCATCATTTGTTGCTGCTATAGTGTTTACATCAAACCTTTTCCTTCGAGGTAACAATGGAATTTTGTGGGTTAGGCGCTCCCAGGCATTGAACATTATGCAGTTTCTTGACCCTTTGCAGAACGCAACGCGTTGTGCATTGGTCATAGCCATTACAGCTGAGATATGTTCAGGATTCTGGGTATACGCGATAAACACTCGTGAACCGGCATCAACTGAAGCTGGGCCTATAGACGGGACCCACTCCAAGCTGACGCTCCGAATGATGTATTCTCTGTATTGTTTGACAGTTGCGTTCATGGGCCGAAGCACACTGATGTTTTGGTCGGTCCCGACCTGATGGAAATCACCACCAACATTAGCGGCTGTCACAGTTGCTCCGACATATAGTGTGACACTGAGATTCTGACCGTCAAAGTGCTGCATATTGCGGAACTTTGGCCTTTTGTTCGGAATCATCGGGTTACGCAATCTTTTGCGCTTGTTATTTGTAGCTTTTGCTCTTGTCATAGCGGTAATAATTGATCGATAATTTGGCGATTATCACCTCCCCAGACGCTTTGTTGAAAGTATTTTTCTATCTCCACTTGCTCGTCTGGAGTTATGCCCGATCCTAACCAGAAAGAGTAACGCGCATGCGCGTCAGGTTGAGTATGCAAGCATCGAGCATTCTTACTGCTACGATGGTAATAACTATACTCGTTGTCCCAGGACCCTGCAAATCGGCCTTCCTTACCGAACCTTTTCAACATTCGGTAAAACTCTCCCAGCACTGGAACGTCACCAGCTGTTGCAAGACCACAATCAGCTATACTATTTAGGTACCTTTGGTATTCCTGTACGTCATGACCGAGATTGACTGAGGTTAAATCTTTTGATAGACATGTTCTGACATTTCTAACCATCCTCCAAATGCCATTGGCTTGGACAGGCTTGGTCTGACAGAATTCCACTTGTTCGAACTCAGTTACCGGTTTCTCTCGTACTATGTCAAATCCAAAGGCACGGAAATAGTCCTCCATGCCGTTAAGTTTTTGCAGGTTCCCCTCTTCTGTGAATATAAGGCAATCGTCACCATTATTTACGAACTCAAATGGTATTCCCAGCGTTTGAAGGTACGACAAGGACATGAGACACATGATAATCTTGTTACCCATACTAGTGTTCATATCACCTGACATCCTTGATCCATGTTTAACATACGAGAATTCACCATCATTCGCACGAGCGTATCCTCGGTTAACCAGCTGCATCTTCAGATAACTCCGCAACTCCGCACTCTTAAATATTCTATGATAGATAGAGTGCTCGAATTGAAGGGCTTGCTTGGAAACGTGCTGATCAAACCTGGAGGCGTCCAAACCCACACACACTGGCCTACGGAATTTCACCCATTTGTCATGGAGAATTTTAGCTTG